GAGCTGGGTTGAAAAAACCTTTGATTATGGAAACAAACTTGGTATTGCAGCTGGTCAAATCTATGGTGTAGCTAGAAGCACATTTGATAGTAAAGACTATGCAGTTATGCAGTATTTAACAGCAAGAACTGACCTCTAATCAGTAACTAACTAAGGGGCGGGTTTCGGCTCGCCCCGCTTTAGGACATTATGACTTTAACAGAAATAAGATCAGAAATTAGAAATATCACAGGAGTAGATGACACTTCTGTTGTTGCAGATTCCGTATTAACGGATTTGATTAATAAAGGTCAGAATATATTGGCAGATGAAGCTAATCTTTTTTATGGTTATGGTAAAAGAAATAGTGTTGCGGGTACAAGTCAATATCAAATTCTTAATGGAAATGGTGTATCTGTAACCGCATGGACAATCGTAGAAAATACAGCAGGGAGTAGTAGTCAAAGTTTAGCAAATATGATTCGTATTTATAGAGTTGACTTTGATGGTGAAAAAACAACTCGTATCGGTATGGATCAAATATACAATTTATCTAGCGATAATGCTTCTTTAACAATGCCTACTGCATATGGATATTATATTGATGATATATATATAGGTATTTTTCCTACACCTCAAATTGTCAAAGAAATAAGGGTTTATTACTATCATTTGCCTACTGTTTTATCAGGGGATTCTGATGTACCTATGATTGACACTCGCTATCACGAGTGTTTGATTTATTATGGATCGTGGAAAGTAGCAGAGAGATTAAGGGATATGAATATGATTTCTTATTTTAAAAATGAATGGCTAGAGTGGAAGGAGAAAGTAGTGTTAGATCGTCAGCGTAGAGCTGGTGAACCAAAGTTTAATATTAATTACAAGGACTTTTAATGCCTCGTTTGCAAATAAGAAATTTTTCAGGTGGGTTAGTAACGAATCAATCTGATTTTGACATATCGGAAAGTCAATATACAAAGTTTAGAAACGTTCTTAATAAAAAGCCTGGAAGACTAGAAAGACCAAATGGCGAACAAATTGTAAGTGCATCAGGCTCTGGAACAGATTTTCAAACAGAATTAATTCTTTATAGAACTGAAAAAGATGGTAGCAACGCAGATGTTTCTACTACATGGTGGGTCTATGGTAATCGTACAATTTTAAAAAGACAAGATACTTCTACAGGAACAGGTGGATCATTTAGTAGTATCACTACAGGCTGGTCTTCTTCTCCTATTTATGATTTTTTAGTGCATAATCAAGTATTAAGAATTTCAGATGGTAGTTTTTCTAATGAGACAAAATGGTATGGACATATAAAAAGAAATGTATTTGGAAAAACCGATGAATCTTCTTATACTACTGGATATGCATTTAAAAAACCGCCTATGCAAGCAGTAATTAATGATTGGAAAATTACAGATGCAAAATTAACTCCTCCTACTGTTGTTAGGATGGGATATAGTTGGGATCAAAATGATGATATTAACGCTGCAAATGAAGTAGGTTTATATATTACGTTCCCTGATGCTACAACTGATCAAGATGAGCTTTTAATTCCTGATTTAGCAGATGTTACATTTAAAACACATGATAGATATACTGTTACTTTTATTTATGATTATGTGCAAGAATCTGCATTAGCAAGAGATAGTAATGGGAATATCGGAATTGAATCAAGAAAAGCAGTACAAAATTCAGGGAAAACTTGTCCTGGTATACAAGTAGTATTACACACAGGATCATCATTAGCAGATTTAAATCCAAGAATTACTGGAATTAACATTTATTGGAATCCCGAAGATGATGTAGATTGGTATCTTGTAGACACATTAGATATAGATAATGGGTTTAAAGATAGTCCTCTATCAGAATATTCTAATCAAGATGCAGGGTCAAATAATCCAAATAATGGTAGATGGATACCTTGTCCAGAACCTTATGTGGCTCAAAATAGTTTTTCTAATATATCTTCTGAAGATACTTCACAATCTGAAATTGTATTATCATCTATGCCTACAAATTTTGCAGAAGATAAAATGATGTTTATTTATCCTACTCATAGTTTATCTACTATAGGTCAAGTGTATCCAATTATGAGTGATACTTGTTTGAGAATTGGTAATATTAAACTTCTTCTTGGCACTACAATTACTACAGGAGACACTACTGCAATCACTATGGTTAACACTAGAAATGAAGCATCAGGAGCATTTAATATTGGTACTTCAAGAGCATATGTAGCAAGCACCTCTACTACAAAAGTAGCTACTTGGTGGATTCCTTATGATGGATTAAAATTAGCAACATATAGTTCATTAACAGGAAGAGCGTCAAGCACTACACTAAATGGTATCAAATGGAATACTGCAACTATTTTAAATAACAAAGCATACTATGCAAACATTGATACTACAGATGAAAACGGGCAAACCGCTCGTGAAAGAAATCAAATTTATTATACTGATCCTTATAAGTTAGATGAAATTATGCCTACTCATTATTTTGATGTAGGTAGAAATGATGGAGATGAGATTATAAAGATTACTGCATATCGAAATAAGATTTTTGTATTTAAAACAAGAAATACTTATGTACTAAATGCAAAACATCAAATAGAAAGAGTTTTTACTGGAGTAGGTGCAATACATAAAAATGCAGTTTGTGAAACTCCAATGGGATTAGTTTGCGCTAATAAACAATCCATTCATGTGGTGAACAATACTTCAGTTCGTGAGTTAGCATTTAATATTAAGGATACATATCAAGGATTAGCGTTTGATAGACCTGCATTAGGATACGATGGAATTGATAATGAATTAATTTTTGTACCTGATAATGATGGCTCTTCAATGTATATAATGAATATGGATAATGGCAGTTGGATTTTAAGAGGAATTAGTAGCTCTACAAATAGAAGTAATTTTGTAATCAGTAGCGATTTACGCGCTCAATACACACATGGTGAGTAATGTCAATATTAGTTATTAAAGTAAAAGAAATTAATACTGGATCGGCAGATTCTAGTGCAGCTACTGTACAAACAAAGCGTTTTGACTTTAACTCACCTGATGTACAAAAACGATTTACAAAGATTACTGTTGTATATAAAGCTTCATCGGCTTTGACATTTAAATTTTATTTAGATACTAATTTTATTTCAGGTGGTTCTGCGGATGCTACCTTAACCTTTCCTTCTAAAAGTTATATTGGAACAGTATCAAAGAAATTTTCAGCAGTAGGGAAAACAGGGATAATACAATTTACTTGTTCTGCAAGTGACCTAGAAATAGACTCTATAGATATTGATTATTCCTTATTAGGGAGTAATCCATGATAGAAGAAATTAACGAAGATATATTATTTACGGAACTTGATAAAAAACAAGATGTTATGTTAAATACAAAGCAAGGTTTTTTTACAGATGCAGAAGGGAGTTCAGGAGATATGGGTTTATGTCAACAAAATGGTAAAGTCTATATATCTATAAAATTAAATGACCATTGGTATTTTTCAGAATTAAAACAATCACAACACTTATAGGGGTCTCATATGAGATATTCAATTAGAAAAGAAAAAAATAGATGGGGCAATACTGTTAAGGTTCGTATTATTGATAGCGAAACAGGGCAGACAGTCTTCACTAGTAGACATGTAGATAGTTACGATGGATCAAGAAAGCAAAGAGTAGGAGAGATGAATAGAGAAGCGGAAGCTGAACTAGCAAGATTAAATGAATCTGTTGTTACAAAAGAAGAAGAGAGGCAAGCTGGTTTAGAAGAAGATGTCGAAAAGTTTGAAGAAAGAATTACAGAAGCAGGGAGACTTCGTGAAGACCTTGCAGGAAGCATTCAAGCAAGACAACAAGGACAACTCTTAAATATGCTAGAACGCTCTATTTTGGGTGCTGGTGGCGATATTACTCAAGTAGAGGCACTAACTCCGCAAGTCCAAGAAGCAGGGCAAAGAAGCCTACGAGATTACATAACTCAAAGTAAAGCAAGAACAAAGGAACAATTAGCAGAATTTGTGCCTACAGAAATAGGAGCAGAGTATAAGCTTGCTAATTTAGAAGATGCAATGAGAAGATTTAC